CTCCGGCGCTGCGCAACCTGCGTTCCCGGTCGCGGGCCGCAGTGCGCAATGACCCGTATGCTTTCAACGTCATCGAAAAACGCGTCAGCAACCTGATCGGCACCGGCATCAACCCCCGGCCGAAGACGGATGATGACGCCCTGCGTAAGCAACTGCAGGAACTGTGGGAAGACTGGGTCGATGAATCGGATGCCGATGACCTCACCGACTTCTACGGCCAACAGGCGCTTGCCGCGCGGACGGTGGAAACCTCCGGCGAGTGCTTCATTCGTCTGCGGCCACGCAGTCTGGACGACGGTCATGCGGTGCCGCTGCAATTGCAGTTGCTCGCACCGGAGTTCGTACCGCACGACAAATTCGAAACCACCCGCGACGGCAACGTCATCCGTGCCGGCATCGAGTTCAACCCAGTCGGCAAACGCGTGGCGTACTGGATGTATCGCTCGCACCCGGGCGATCCCTCTTCACTGAATGCCGGCTACAACCAGCTCGTGCGTGTGCCTGCCTCGCAGGTGCTGCACATCTTCGAGCCACTGGAGCCTGGGCAGTTGCGTGGCGTGCCGCGCTTGTCACCTGTGCTCAAGCGCCTGCGCAGCCTCGACAACTACGATGACGCTGTGCTGTTTCGCCAAGAGGTGGCCAACCTGTTCGCAGGTTTCATCACCCGACCGCCGCCGGATTCCGGTCCCATGCCGCGCGACCCGGTCACCGGTCAGCCACTGGTGACCGACCGCGACGGCTTCACGCCAATGGTCGCGCTCGAACCCGGAACCATGCAGGAGCTCGGCCCGGGCGAGGAGGTGGAGTTCTCCAAACCGCCCGATGCTGGCAACAACTACCCGGATTTCATGCGGCAGCAACTGATGGCCGCTGCGGCCGGTACCGGTACCCCCTACGAGATCCTCACCGGCGACATGCGCGAGATCAACGACCGCGCGTTGCGCGTCGTGCTCAACGAGTTTCGCCGTCGTCTGGAGCAACTGCAGTTCAGCGTTTACGTGCATCAGCTGTGCCGTCCGGTTCGTGCCGCGTGGATGGACATGGCGGTGCTGTCCGGTGCGCTGGTGCTGGAGGATTACGCTCAGCGACGGCGCGAGTATCTACGAACACGCTGGGTGCCGCAGGGCTGGGCCTACATCCAGCCGGTGCAGGATGTACAGGCGCGCACGATGGAAGTCAAAGCCGGCTTCGCCTCGCGCAGCGAGATGGTGCTGCGCACCGGCTACGACGCCGAAACGGTCGATGCGGAGAACGCCGCTGATCTCGCCCGGGCCGTTCGCCTGGGCCTCAACTACAACACCCTGGACGTCATCGAGTCGCTCGACGACAAGGAGCAACCATGAGCAAACAAGCGCGACCGCGCATTTACAATAAGGCCGGCGAGCGCGTGCAGGTATCGGACAAAAGCTGGTACGCCATGCAGGCCAACGGCGAAGCCGAGCAACGCACCATTGAAGTGTTCGTCTACGGCGAGATCGGTACTTGGGGCATCACCGCCAATCAGTTTGTCCAGGATCTGCGCGCCATGGACGACGGTGTTTCGCCCGTCGTGGCGGCGTTTAACAGCGTCGGCGGTGATCTATTCGATGGGCTGGCGATGCACAACGCGCTGTCGCGGTTGGGCGAGCGTTGCACTGGCCGGGTCGATGCACTGGCCGCGAGCGCAGCCAGCGTTGCGGTGTGCGGAGCGCACCGGGTGGTGATCGCGTCCAACGCCATGTTGATGATTCACAACCCGTGGACCTACGCCGCCGGCGACGCCGAAAGCTTTCGCAAGGTCGCCGATGTGTTGGACCAGACCATGGAAGCCATCATCGCGGCCTACAAGGCCAAGGCTCCTGACATCGACGAGCCCGAGCTGCGCCGCTTGGTGGCGGCCGAGACCTGGTTGACGGCAAACGAAGCGGTTGCCTTGGGTTTGGCCGATGAGATCGGCGACGGCGTCAAGGTCAAAGCGTGCTTGGGGCAAGGCGCCGTGCTGCAGCGATTCCAGCATGCCCCGGCCGCACTTCTGGCTCAACTGGATGAACCGACCGATCCGGAACCCGAACCCACACCGGAGCCTGCGCCGCCGATCCCGGATGACCCGCCGGCGCCGGCGTCCAATGCCGCGCAACTCGCGGTGCTAATCAGCCAGCGTTGCACGGCGGCGGGTATCAGCAACCTGATCGAGCCGCTGCTCGCTGTCACCAAGCTGGAAAGCGAAGCGGTGGTGCAGGCGGCGCTGACCCAGGCCAAAGCCATCAACGACTTGTGCGTCGCCGCGCGGTTACAGGAGTTCAGTGCTGAGTACGTTTCGGCCGGCCTGGATGCCTCGGCGGTGCGCGCCCGACTCTTCGACAAACTAGTCGGCAGCGGCAAAGGCTTCGAGATCGACAACAGCCTGCCGCTGGCCGATGACCCTCCGCCGAAAGTGCAGGCCAAGCAGATCGACCAGCCCTCGATCTGGTCCGCACGCCAAGCGGCGCAGACCGGCAAACGAACCTCACTTACTGGAGCTACTGCATGAACATTCAACGCGAACCGATGCACGCCGGGGAATTCCTCCTGTCCGAGGGCGCCGGCACCATTTCCCGTGAAGCAATCAACGTTGCCGCCGGCCCGGCGCTGGAGCCTGGTCAGATCCTGGGTCTGGTCACTGCCACCGGCGAATTCGCTCCGTACAACCCGACCGCCGAAGACGGCAGCGAAAACGCGCAGGCGATTCTCTTCGGCCCGCTGAGCACGTCCGACATTGTCCGTCGCGGGCGCGCCGTGGTGCGTCTGGCCGAGGTCAGCGAAGCACACTTGACCGGTCTGGATCTGGCCGCCGAGAAAGCGCTGGCTGCCCATAACGTGATCGTTCGCTAAGGCGATCGCCTTCAAATTTTCAGCCCGCCCTGTGCGGGTTTTTTGTTTTCTGGAGACTGCTACATGGCTGACATTCAAATCTTCAACGACGAGGCATTCTCGGTGTCCTCGTTGACCGCCGCCATCAACGAACAGGAATACGTTCCCGGGCGCATTGGCAGCCTGGGTCTGTTCCAAGAGGAGGGCATTACCACTCTCACGGTACAGATCGAGAAAGACGGTGACACCCTCGCCCTGGTACCGGCCGGTGAGCGCGGCACCTCCGGTCTGGTGGTGTCAGGCAGCAAGCGCAACCTGATCCCATTCAACACCGTGCACTTGCCTGAGCGCTTCACCATCAAGGCTGACGAGATTCAGGGTATTCGCGCCTTCGGTACGCGCTCGGAGTTGCAGTCGGTGCAGGACGTGGTCAACAAGCGTCTGGCCAAGGCGCGCCGTCAGCTGGACGTCACCCATGAGTTCCAGCGACTGGGCGCGCTGAACGGCAAGATCTACGATGCCGACGGCAAAACCGTATTGCTCGATCTTTATGAGCGTTTCGGTGTGCAGCGACAACGTATGCCGATGGAGTTCGCAAACCCGGAAAGCGATTTCCGTGTCAAATGTGGCGAAGCGCTGGATATGCAAGAAGATGCGCTCGGTAGCGTGACCAGCAGCGGTTCGCGGGCGTTTTGCGGGAAAAACTTTTGGAACGCAATGCTGAAACTTGATGAGGTGAAAGAGACCTATCTCAACACCCAGCAGGCAGCATCGTTGCGCGGTGATGCGCGCGAGAGCTTCGATTACGGCGGCATCACCTGGGAACGTTATCGCGGCAAGATCGCCGGCATGACCTTCGTGCATGACGACAAGGCACTGCTGATTCCCGAAGGTGTGCCCGACCTCTACATCTCGGTGTTTGCACCGGCCGACTACATGGAAACGGTCAACACCGAAGGCGTGCCTTACTACAGCAAGATCGAACCCTTGCCGTTCAACAAAGGCATGGCCGGTGAAGCGCAGTCCAACCCACTGCACATGTGCACCCGGCCGCTGGCGCAGATCCTGTTGGAAATGTAGTCATGGGCATTCGCGAGCTGATGGCCGATGTCGACGACATCGTCTTTGAAACCTTGGGCGACCGTGCCCGGATAGAAGGGCGTAGTGAATTGGTACTCGGTATGTTCTCGGCGCCCTGGTTGCAACCGCGAATCGGGCGGATGAACACCGCCATTCGTGAGCCGCGCTTCGAGGTACGCGTTGCTGACGCCGATGGTTTGAGCAAGGGGCTACTGGTAAGCGTTGACGTACCGGAGCTCGACGGTGGTGGGGACTACGATCTGCTGCAACTTGAACCCACCGGTGATGGCCTGGTCGCCTTGATCCTGAGGAAACGACCATGAGTGTCGGCAGCTACTTCAAACCGTCGGCTGGCGGCGGGATGATCTCGCTGCAGACCTCGGCGGCAGACCTGAAAGCGTTTCAGGACTTCGCCGCCATGGTGCCGAAAGCTGCAGCTGCTGCACAGCGGCGAGCGATCAACAAAACCCTGCGCTGGCTTGCCACACAAATTGCCCGCGCCGTCGGCCGGCAGGAACGCATTGCGGTCGCTGCTGTACGTCAGCGCCTGCGCGCCTTCCCGGTCAGTGGCGGGGCCAACAGCGGCAAATTGTGGTTCGGTCTCAACGCCATGGAGGCCAGCCGCATCGGCCGGCCTCGGCAGAGTCGCGCCGGTGTCTCGGTGGCCGGCCGGCGCTTTCAGGGCGCGTTCTTCAAAAAGGTCTACGGCAACAGCGCAGACGTCTGGATTCGTACCGGCAGCAAGCACTTCAGGGCGAGCGATTATCCCGACAGCGATGTCAGCGGTGCGGTCGGCGCGAGTTCGGGCTGGATCGCCGAGCACGACAACCGCTTCCCGCTGGCCAAGGCCAAGGTGTCATTGGAACAGGCCCGCCCGCACTTCGAAAGTTGGGTACGCAAGGCTGACGAACACCTGGTGCATGTCCTGCAGCAGGAACTCAATTTCGAAGTGCAGAAGCACTTGAAGGGGAAATGACGTGACGGATCAATCGGACGAGCCGTTCAGTCTTGAACAGCTGTATCACGCCATCGAGTGGCGCATTCAGCAACACTTTCCGTGCCTGCAGACGGTGTGCATGTGGCCGGATGATTTGGATCGCTTACCGCTGCCTGCGGTGCTGATCGAATTGGCCGAGATGGAGCCGGGTCTCGATCCGGGAACCGGTGAAACTGGTTTGGCCTGCAAGTTCGAGGCGCGAGTGATCACCGATCCGATTCAGCCGGATCATCATCAACAGGCAGTGTTCTTGGCGGGCCATCTTGCCGCGTTGCTGCGCATGCAGTGCTGGGGCGTTGAGGTCGAGCCAGCCGAGTTCGTGCAGGCCATGCAGGACTGGACCAAACCCGAACTGGACGGCTACACCGTCTGGGTCGTGGAATGGACACAGCAGATCTACCTCGGTGAGGCCGAATGGCCATGGCCGGATCAGCCACCCGGCACCCTGCTGCTGAACATTGAGCCAGGCGACGGCCCGTTCCGTCCGGAGGACGTGCAATGAGTTCCGGTTACGTCGCGGCCCAGCACGACCGCATGCTTGCCGGCCTGGTCAAGGATTGCTACGTGGTGGCGGTGGATCTCGCCGCGTCACCCCCGGTGTGCCGAGTCTCGGACGGGGAGTGGGTCAGCGGCTGGGTACGCTGGCACAGCGTTGCAGCTGGCAAGGCGCGGCACTGGCGGGCGCCGAGCATCGACGAGCAGGGCACTTTGATCAGTGCCAGCGGCGATGTAGCGCAAGGCACGTTCATTCCCGGTCTTTACGGCAATGGTGGCCCGCCACCAGACAACCGCGACCACGTCGAGGTCTGGCGTTTCGATGATGGAGGCTCATTGGTCTACGACTGGCAGGCCAACAGTTACACCATCACCCTGCCGAGCGGTACGGTCACCATCAAGGTCGGTTCAACACTGGCCGAAGTCACCGACAACGCTGTCAGCGTGAAGTCGGGAACGATCGATCTGGAGGGCGCCGTGAACATCAAAGGGCCGGTCAACATCGACGGCCCGCTGCACGCGACACAGAGCATCACCAGCGATGCCGACATTTTGGCCGCCGGCGTAAGTGACAACCATCACAAGCATTAACTCATCACTCATTCAGCCCGCCGCGAGCGGGCTTTTTCATGCCTGGAGAAACCATGGCCAAACATCAAGATGATTCGACTGCGCCTGAGTCTGTCCCGATCAGCGCCGTGCAGATGACCTCGACCGTGACCTTTCGCGACACGCTCTACACCTCGCGCACGGTCGTCCTGCCTGACGGCCGCACCCTGGCTGTAGTGAAAGCCCAGGTATCGGTTGATGGCACCGACGATGTGGCGCTGAAGTGTCTCAAAGCCAACGCCGAGTTCGAGCAGCTCAAGGAGTAAACCCGATGATCGGAATGGATCGCCACACCGGGCAACCCATCTCCGGCATCGAGCATTTACGTCAGTCGGTGGCGGATATCCTCGGCACGCCGCTGCTGAGCCGCCGCGAGCGTCCGGAGTACGGCAGCAAGCTGCGGCGCATGGTCGACCTGCCCATCAACGAAGGCTGGAAAAGCGCCGCTCAAGCGGAAGCAGCCCGGGCGCTGCGCCAGTGGGAGCCGCGACTCAAGCTTGAGCGCGTCGTCGCCATTTCGGTATTGGGCGGCAAAATCAATTTCAGAATCAGCGGCGAGTATCTCGGTGAGCGCGGCACGTTGGAGGTGTGGGTATGAGTACGCTGGTGGATCTGACGGAACTGCCCGCACCGGATGTGCTGGAGCCGCTGGACTTCGAAGAAGTGTACGGCGAAGCGTTGAACGTGTTTCGCAGTTACATGGGTGACAACTGGACAGCGGCGCTGGAGAGCGATCCGGTGACCAAGCTGCTGGAAGTCGGCAGTTACATCAAACTCGGCAACCGGGCGCGGGTCAACGATGCGGCCAAGGCACAGTTGCTGGCCTATGCCATCGGCGCCGATCTGGAGCAACTGGCCGCCAACGTGAATCTCAAACGCCTGGTGATTCAGGCGGCGGATCCGCTGGCGGTGCCGCCGGTCGAGGCGGTGCTGGAGTCTTACGATGCCCTGCGAGAGCGGGTGCAGATGGCCTACGAAGGATTGACCACAGCGGGGCCACGCAACAGCTACATCCTGCATGCCCGTAACGCCTCGGCACTGGTCGCCGATGCAACGGCTGAAAGCCCGGCGCCGGCCTGTGTCGACGTGACAGTGTTGGGCCTGGAAGGGGACGGCGCAGTCGGGCCGGAGCTGCTGGCGTTGGTCGCCAAGGCTGTGAATGACGACGATGTGCGCCCGGTCGGTGATCGGGTCACGGTACGCGGCGCCGAGATCCTGCGGTACCGGATCGATGCGGTGCTGCACATGAAAGGTACCGGCCCGGAAAACGACGCCGCGCTCGCCGAGGCGATCAAGCGCCTTGAGGCCTGGATCAATCCACGCCGTCGCTTGGGCGTCGAGGTGGCCCGCTCGGGTGTCGACGCGCAGTTACACGTCGCCGGTGTGGCCCGCGTTGAACTCAAGGACTGGCAGGATCTGAAACCCACGAAGGCGCAGGCGGCGTACTGCACCGGTTTCACCGTCGTGTTGGGAGGCTGATATGCGCAGCCTTTTACCGCTCAACAGCACTCCCCTGGAACGGGGTATCGAGGCGACTTTTGCAGAGACCACGCTGATTCCATTGCGCGCACTGTACAACCCCGACACCTGTCCGGTTCATCTGCTGCCGCATCTGGCGTGGGCCTGGTCAGTTGATCGCTGGGATCCGGCGTGGCCGGAGCCAGTTAAGCGTGCCGCGATCAAGGCCTCGTTCTACATCCACAAACACAAAGGCACCATCGGCGCGCTGCGCCGGGTAGTCGAACCGCTGGGTTACCTGATCGAGGTACTGGAGTGGTGGCAAAGCGTACCGGAAGGCGTGCCGGGCACCTTCGCGCTGAAGGTCGGCGTATTGGATACCGGTATCACCGAGGAAATGTACCTCGAACTGGAGCGCCTGATTGATGACGCCAAACCGGTCAGCCGGCAACTGACCGGCCTTGCCATCAGCCTCGAAACCCAGGGCAACTTGAACATCAGTGTCGCTCTGTACGAGGGCGATGTAATCGACGTGTACCCGCCAGTGATGCGTGACATCGAAGTCACCGGCAGCTTTGGCGTGGTCGGGCGCGAACACTCCATAGACACTCTGGACGTTTACCAATGATTGATGCGAACTCGCAGTTTTTCGCCATCCTGACCAAGGTCGGAGAGGCGAAGCAAGCGAATGCCGATGCACTCGGTGTTCCCTGGCTGATCAGCCAAATGGGCGTAGGTGATGCTAACGGCGCTGATCCCATTCCTGATCGGTTGCAAACCAAACTGATCAACGAATGGCGGCGCCGGCCGTTGAATCAACTCAAGGTCGACCCGAACAATCCGGCGATCATAATCGCCGAGCAGGTCATCCCGGCAGACGAGGGTGGCAAGTGGATTCGTGAAATCGGCCTTTACGACGCGGACGGTGATCTAGTGGCGGTGGCCAACTGCGCGCCAAGCTTCAAGCCACTGCTGTCGCAAGGTTCAGGCCGCACGCAAATTGTGCGCATGAATTTCATCGTCACCAGCACTGGCAATATTCAGCTCAAGATCGATCCGGCAGTGGTGCTGGCTACACGCGAATACGTCGACGCGAAGATTCTGGAAGAGCTGTACAAGCTCGACAACAAGCAGTCGGTGCGGCTCGCGACGACGGCAAACATCGTGCTGTCCGGGCTTCAGTCCATCGACGGCGTGGCACTGGTTGTCGGTGATCGGGTACTGGTGAAAAACCAGACTGCCGCCAAGGACAACGGAATATGGGTCGCGGCAGCGGCGGGTTGGTCGCGAGCGGCGGATTCGGACTCCAATACAGAGGTCACATCGGCGTTGCTAGTGTCGGTTGAACAGGGCACCACGTTGGCCGACACCCGTTGGCAGTTGATTACCGACGGGGCGATTGTCTTAGGTACAACGGCGCTGACATTCCAAAACGTGACGCAAGGCTTTGCGCCAATCAATGCTCCGACATTGGTTAACCCATCGGCCAACACACAGCCGCAATTTGATAATTCATCGAAACTTGCCACGACCGAGTTTGTGCAGCGCGCGGCGGGAAGTTTGGCTGGGTACGTCGCCTATGCGGTAAATACGGTTTTAACGGCGGTAGATGTCGGCAAGTACGTCTATGCAAGCGGGGCGACTGTCACTCTAACGCTGCCTGATGTCACGCTGTTGCCCCTTGGAAGTCGTATTTACATTCAGGCGGGAGCAATGACCGTCTGTACTGTAAGGTCAATTAACGGCGCAATCACTGGGCCAAATGGCAATCAGGTGGGTTCGAACAGTGTGGTGCTGGGTAACGGCGTTGCGACAGAATTTATCGCTACAGGTGTGAACTGGCTCGCGGTGGGCGGATCTGGACTCGCCGGGCTTTTTGCCAATGGCTATCAACGGTATCCGTCAGGTTTGATCGAGCAGTGGGGAACCGTAACGATCAATGACAACACTGAGTCGTACATTACGCTGCCCATCGCATTCCCTGCGGCAATTCTCGGGGCGATGGCGTCAGTGTCCAA